CTCTACCGCTGCGTTTGGCACTTCTGGCGCGGCTATCACCAACGGCATTCACACTCTGGCTACCGTGGCTCAGACTGGCGGTGGCGTGACGTACAACAACGTGGTTGATGTGGTCAATGCCTTCCCGAGCCAATACTGGGCCATGCCGGGTAATGCTTGGCACATCCGTCCGTCCATGATTGACAGCCTGCGTAGCCTGAAAGACTCTCAGGGTCTGCCGCTGTTCCTCGAAATCGGTGACGAAGACGGTGCTGCTGTGGGTCGTATGTTCGGCTTCCCGGTCATTCCCAACCCCTACCTGTCTACCGCTTTTCCAATTTATCTGGCAAACTGGCCGCGTTTCCTGACCATTGGCGACAATGAGGAAATGTCGATTCAGATGTTCGAACAAACCACTCCCGGTTTCATGACCATCTACGCAGAAAAGCGTGTTGTCTCGACTGTCCGTGATCCGTTTGCTGGCGTTCGCATGAGCGCCTAAGAGGTAGAGTATGGCTGCTGATAACGCAATGGCAGGACTGCCGTTTGGTGCTCAAACGCGCAATCCGTTCAACTACTCCAAGGTTGAGCAAATCAACCGTGATGTAGTTACGCCTTGGCTCACGCTTGAGGAAATCACGCAGCACATCAACCTGTTTGAAGACGAAAGCCAAGATACATACCTCCAAAGCCTTGAACTGGCTACCCGTCAGGCGATTGAGGATTATCTTGGCATGTCGATTTTCCCTGTAACGTATCGAGTTTGGTACGGTCCAGAAAGCCTTGTGTCATCGCCCACAAGCCTTGACCTTCCTGAAGTCAGCCAAAACGAATTCCCGGCTGAATCTGGTGTGACCATTAACAGGGTTGCATTTTGGAGCGATGCGACTCCTCCAGTGCTGACAGTTGTTCCGTCGAGCCAGTATTACTACGATGCCAGCGGGAACAAAGTCATTGTGTCTAGCCTGCCTTCTGGCATTAACAGCACAATGACAGCCCCAATCATTGTTGAGTACACGACTGCTGCCAATCCGCTGCAAACCTATCCTGTCATCAAGCAGGCTGCTTTGTTGCTGTTCACGCACCTGTACAACAACCGTGCGAACGCAACTGAAACAAAGCTCAAAGACATTCCGTTTGGCGTGACAACGCTGCTTCGTCCGTACAAACCACTTATCATGTGAATATGTTTTACACATACGCTCATGTCAGGAATGACAATTCCAAAATCTTTTACATTGGCAAAGGGTCTGGAAGGCGCATGTATAGAAGAGATGCAAGAAACAGCCATTGGCACAATGTTGCAAAAAAAGCTGGCTATACGCCAATCTTGCTGGCAACATGGAAAACCGAAAAAGAAGCATATGAGCATGAGAAATTTTTGATTGAATGCTTTGCCGGTTCTTTGGTGAACCAATCATCTGGAGGCGATGGCAACAATGCTAGTGGCGGCTTTTCGTTTGCGGGAAGAAAACACAATGAAGAGGCAAAAAATAAATGCAGGATTGCTCACACAGGCAAGCCAAAAAGCGAACGCAGCAAAGCACTAAATGCTGAGGCTCATAAGAAAAAAATTGCAATTGACGGCGTAACATACGACAGTTGGAAAGAAGCAAGTGCAAAGACAGGTATACCAATGGGCAGCATGAGCTATCTTCTCAAAAAAACTCCCGTTCGTGGCAAGTGGGCTGGACGCATTCTTTCTTTGGTGATGTAATGACAATCGCACGTTTTGAGAACATCACAATCAACAATCTGACTTTTGGCAAGTCGGATTTTGGTGAGCAATCCACTGCGGAAACAAAGTGGTTTGGCACTCGTGCGCGAGTGGCTGATGTTGCAAACAGCGTGAAGATTGCAGACAAGTATCGTCTGTATCAGGATTTGGTCAATTTCACGTTGAGCTACACGCCCAACATGAAGACGATTGTTGATAACCAGCAGTCGTATTCAATCACATGGCGCGGGAATAGTTGGCGCATCACGGACGTTCGCGAGTCGAATGACCGTATGCGTGTGACGTTCATGTGCTACCGTTCTGACCCTGTTACGGCGGTTTAAATGGCACAGCAGCTTGATGTCGTTAAATATGGCAAGGCGATTCAGTACCAACTGAGTCAAATCGTCAATCCTGTGCCTGTGTATGCGTCTTTCAACCGCAACTTTGCTAACCAGCCCAAGTTTGTAACTTGGATGCTGCGTGATGTCCACCAGCCTGTATATACAGGTCAAAGCAAAGGCAACAAAGGCATTGACACGCCAACTTTCCAGATTTCGATTTTTACCCAACAAATCGAAGATGGATTTACAATTTCCAATCAGGTTCTCCAGCAATTGCATGGATACAGCGGCCAGTTCGGTTCTCCGGCTGACGGTTTCTTCATTGCAAAAGCTGATGTTTTGTGGCTGTACAACAGCTACAATAACGAAGAGAAAATGGCGCAAATCTATTTGGACTGCACCATCTATATCCCAGCATAAGACAATTTGTTCAACTCACTTTTGAAGGAAACTCAAAATGGCTCTCATTAACAAAGTCTTGCCGGGTTACACCGCAACTCTCTGGTGTCAAGATGACGCCAGCCCCACTCCTCTGACTGACTCGCAACTGTCTACTTGGGCAAGCGTGTCGGCCATCATCGGCACATCTGCTGGTGGTACTGGCAGTGCTGGCATTCAAGTGCCGGTGGAAGCCATCCCCGCTTTCGGTGCTGATGACGCTTTTGCCGCTTACTCTGTGGCTGGCGCTCGTACTGGCGCAAAGATCACTACTCAGAACCAAGTGACCAGCCTGACCATTACGGCAGCTTGGAACCCGGCTGATACCGCCCAGTTGCTCATCCGTGATGACGGCTACAACGGCACTATCGTTCGCACCTACGTTGTGGCTGTGTATGATGGCACTGACACCGTTGCCTATGCTTTCAACGGCATGGTTGGTGGCATGTCTTGGGATATGTCTCCTTCTGCTGAAGGCAAGTTCAACTTCACCATCCACCCGATTGGTGGTAACAGCTACGGTTGGTCAAACAACGCCTAATAAAACATGACAACGACAATAAAAGACAGCAATGACCTTCTGAGTTTCCTCGTAAGCCAAGCCGGTTCCCGAAAGGACTGGTTTGGCTTTACGCAGCAACGCATTACGTCAATTGCTCTGGCACACGAGATTGCTGCTCAACACGCAGACAAACTGTCTCCATCGGAGGCGGTTGATTATGCTATTGAGTTGAACCAACAGATTTACGACAAGATCATCCAAAACAGGAAATGACATGACACGACTTGGCAGCGCATTCAAGAATTCAGACGCCCTTCGACTCAAAACCTTTGAACTCGGTGGGCAAATCTTTCGCGTCCGTATTCCTTTGACAAAGGAAATGGAGGCGATTGAAGACCGCATCAAAAAGATTGATGAGGCAGAAGAGCAGCGCCGTTACGAGAAAATGGTCGCTGGCTTCAAGGATATTGAGGTGGAAGGCATTGTCAAAAGCGACGAGGATGTCGTTGTTGAAGGCCGGTCTACCCGTGAGATGGTTCGCATGGTTCTCCAGATGGAGAATCGTGTGGTGGAGTTCATCAAGCTGCTGGTGCCCACAGAGGGTACTCTTGATGACATCACCTACGAAGAGATTGATGCCGAGTGGCCGATGACGGTCCAACTTGAGATTTTGGCGAAAATCAACGAAGCGATTGCGCCCGGATACAAGGAAGAGCGAAAAAACTAATCAAGGACATCCATCGGCAAGCAAGGGCATATGTCTTTGCTCACGGCGGATGTCCTGACGAAATTCCGGTGGACGACATGCGGGCCATCGAAATCATGTTGTCCGATGGGATGATAGGAAATAAGGCGGTGCTTCTGGCCTTGTCAGCCTTGACCACGGGCAACTTGAACGCGAAAATACAAAAGACAGCAAAGCCATTCCGCATGGAAGACATTTTGCCGTCAACACACGATTACATTGTTCCACCTCTCACCGAGGAACAGAAGCGAGAACAGGTCAATAATCAGTTGTTGGCCTTCATTGCCATGAAACCGGGGTCGGAGGGCTACATAAAGGCTTGACATGGCAACTGAGATTTTTCGGATTGAGGGCTTGGCTGAACTGGAGTCCAAGCTGTCCGAAATCATGGCTCTAGGCCGTGCAGACAACATTGCCCGTCAAACCCTTGTCAAGGCCGCGAAAGAGGCCATGCAGCCTGTTTTGATGGAGGTGCAATCCACAGCACCCTACGATGGCGAACGCCCTCGTGACGAGAAAAACCCCATTCACTTGCGCGATACCGTCAAACTGGCGGCTCGTATCCCCAACGAGACAGATCGTCGCTCGACCATGATTAACCAGACCGATGTGGCTGTTGCTGTCGTGTCTGTCAAAAAGTCGGCTGTTTCTCTTGCTCAAGAACTGGGCACAAAGAAACTCCAGCCGCAGCCATTCTTGCGTCCTGCATTGGCAAAGCACAAAGACAGTGTTGTTGCGCTTTTCAAGGATGAGCTATCCACATACATCAATCAGGTTGCGGCTAAACAGGCCCGGAGGAAGAAGTAATGGCTTCTCAATATCTTGCACGGCTTGGTATCGTCCTTGGCATTGACAGCGGTGAGCTGGTCCAAGGCATTACCGATGCCAAGAAACAATTCCACAGTTTTGCCAATCAGGTCGAGAAAGACACCAAGGCTGCTGCTCGTGAGTTTGAGGCGCTGAAGGTCGCCACTGAGGACTACGGCAGGACGCTCACAAAGGTTGAGCAGATTCAGCGTGAGATTGAGCGTGGCCGCTTCATGTTCGCATCGCAGAACGTGAAGGACAAGCTGCTGGAGCAGGCCAAGGCATATGACGCTCAGGCTGCTGCTGTGAAGCGAACAACCGGCTTCCTGACTGAGCAGCAAAAGATGCAGGTCGGATTCCAGTTGACCGACTTCTTCACGCAGATTGCTTCCGGTCAGAACGCCGTGATTGCTTTCATCCAGCAGGGCGGTCAGTTGAAGGACACGATGGGTGGCGTTGGCAACGCCTTCCGTGCTGTTGCTTCTATCTTTACCCCGTTCAGGCTTGCTGTTGGCGGTGTTGCTGGTGCTTTTGGTATTTTGGCGCTTGCCATCTACAAGAGTGACGAAGAGCTTGATAAGCTCAAGGACAGCCTGACGTTGACTGGCAACTTTGCTGGCATCACGACAGACAAATTCTTCATGATGTCTCGCGCACTTCAGCAGGATGTCAGCACCAGTATTGGCTCTGCCAAAGACATCATGCAGGCATTGGTGTCGTCTGGCAGGTTCACTGAATCTACGATGGTGTCTGTTGGCAAGGCAATTGGCAACTTTGCCAAGGTGTCTGGCCTAAGCGCGGAAGAGGCAGCGCAAAAACTCATTCCTGCCTTTGATGGTTCTGCTGCGTCTGCCAAACGCCTGAACGAGCAATACCATTTCCTGACAATTGAGCAGTACAAGCAAATAGAGGCGCTTGAACGCCAAGGTCGGACTCAAGAATCTGCCAAGTTGACGGCTGAAGCTCTGAATAAGAGCCTTGAAAGCAACCGCAGGGAACTTGGCTATCTTGAGAAGTCTTGGAGCAGCTTGAAGAAGATGGCAAGCGAAGCATGGGAAGCCATGCTCGGTCTTGGTCGTCCAGAGCAAACGATTGATGCGCTTACTCGTGTGAACGAGCAAGTCGTCAAAACGATGGACAGTATTGCAAAGCGCCGTGCGCTGGGCATGAATACTCAGTTGCTTGAAGCTGATCTGAAAAAGCAGCAAGCAGAGTTCCAGACTCTTATTGAAAAACTCGTCAGAGAATCCGAAGAAGCTGCGGCGAAAAGCAAATCTGCGCTAGAGGGCGAAGCCAGCATTAGCAAATGGACAAAAGCTGGCGGCATACAAGGCCAGATTTCTGCTCGTCGAGAAGCCGAAAAAATCGAGATGGAAGCACGATTCAAAAGTGCTATGGCAATTGCTACTGAGCAAGAGCGCATCGAGATTGAGCTTCAGAAAAAGATTCAAGAGGCCAAGCTGGAAGAGCTTCAGCGCAATGAAGATACTTTCGGCCAATATGCCGCTGAATTTGCCCGCAAGCGCATAGCCAAAATTGCAGACGCAGAAGCTGAAGCCGAACGAAAACGCTTTGACCTTCGCAAGCGTATGGCTTGGGAAGCTGCATCGCGTGAATTTGACCAAGAGACAGAAGTTGTTTTCCGCCTCATGCGTGAGCGCGACAAAATCATGCGTGACGCTGAAGACAAGCGCAGGGAACAGTCTTTTGCCCGTCAGGAGCTTGATGCTCGTTTCTCGCTGATTGGCGCAACCCAGAAAGAACTGGAACTTGCCAAGGCTCGTATTGATGCTCAGAAAGAACTGCAAAAGCTGATGCAGACTCAAGAGTTCATGAACATGAGCAAAGATGACCAGCAAAAAGCCATCAATGTCTATGAGGCCACGCTCAAGGCTCGTGAGGCAAACATTGAGCTTGCTGACTCTTTGCGTTACGTTCAGGGCATGTATGACGCTGTTTGGTCGAATATGTCTGCTGCGATTGAGCAGTTTGTTCGCACTGGCAAATTGAGCATCAAGGATTTCACTCGCAGCGTGATTCAAGACATGCTCATCATGCAGATGAAGCTGCAAGCAATGACTTTGGTTCGTGGATTGCTTGGCAGCATTTCATCCGCCATGAGTTACGGCACAAATGTTTTTTCTCAGCAAACATCAATGCTTGCTGCTCAAGACTCTTGGTTTAGGGCTGATGGCGGATCGGTGTCTGCAAATTCACCGTATATTGTTGGCGAACGTGGTCCAGAGCTTTTTGTTCCTTCTGGCTCTGGGACAATCATCCCGAACAACATGCTTGCCAACAATGCTGGGACAACCAACGTGACCAACAACTACATCAACGCGATTGATGCCAAGTCGTTTGAGCAAAGGCTTCTGGAGAGTTCCAGCACAATCTGGGCTGCAAACACTTATGCAAACAAGTCGCTGGCGACTAACGGCAGGAGAGCGTAATGTCTTTTCAGACGATCTTTGAGATTCAACAGTCCATGACTGTGAACAACCGCCGCATGGTCGGTCAGCAGGTCACTCGATCTGGCTACATAACGGTTGCTCAGTATTTGACTGCTGTGCCTTGGGTGTTTACAGTGGTTCCTCACAACTACCTGTACTACCCGCAAGTCCGAGCAATCATTCAGTCGATTGACAACAAGGACAGGCAGTTGCCTGAAACGATTACGTTCAGCAGCGCAAATCTGTCTTGGTTTGTGAAAATGCAAGGCACTGCGACTGCGGCGACCTTGAGTGGAACGCCATCTGCAAATACTCAGACATTGAACCTGACATCCAACGGCACTTTCAAGGCTGGGGACTTCATCATGGTTGGCGGGTATACCTACAAGGTTACAGCCGATTCCGCAGGTTCTGTGGTCAATATTCATCGTCCTCTGATTGGTACGCCCAGTTCTGGCACAACGGTCTATATGGGTGATGATGTGACGTTTACTGTTGTGGCTGAGAAATGCCCAGCGTATACTCTTACACCAATGACGGATGGCGCATTCGTCAACTGGAATGATGCCTTTGTTTTCCGGGAGTACATCACATGACAGCAATCGCGGCTCTCAATGGGCCACAAATCAGACAAGCAGAATTTGTCCGGCTAACAGTTGGCAAAGACGAAAATGTTTATACGTTCTGCAATGCCGCAGCGCCAATCACTGTCAATGGCATCACCTTTGCCAATCTAGGCGCTCTGCTCAATGTCGGCGATGTTCAGCGTGACATGCGCTCGACAAGCGATGACATGACGATTGCTTTGACAGGCATCGACCCAACCAATATCTCTCTCATCCTGAGCAACGACATCAAAGGTTCGTTGGTTGAGGTTTGGCGTGGATTCTTTGACTCCAACAATCAAATCATCACAACGCCAACAACGCAGTTCTTCAAGCGTTATCAAGGCATCATTAACAACGTATCCATCACGGAAGATTTCAATTCCGAGGCTCGTACACGGATTGCGACTTGCTCGATTTCTTGCTCGTCCATGCGCCGCATCTTGGAAAACAGGCTTGGTGGCGTGAAGACCAACCAAAGCAGTTGGCAGTTCTTGTACCCCGGCGACACAAGTATGGACCGTGTGGCTACGATTGCCAACACATACTTTGACTTTGGCAAGTCTCCGCAAACGCAAACCCAATCAACAGACACAGGCACAGGCGGATATGAACCTTGGGCTGGAGATTAAATGATAAGACTTGCAACACGATACGACATTCCAAGACTTTTGGAGATTGTTGAAGCATATGCCTACGAAAACCCTATTAGGGTTCTTGGACAGCCGCACAATCATTTCCCAAAATATGTAGAAGAGCTTTTGTTCAGCATCATTTCAGGACGAGGGTTCATTTACATTGACGAACACATGCGCGGCGCAATCATTGCAATCAAGCAAAGCAATATTTGGTCGCCTAAAGTAAAAGAACTCAATGAATTGCTGTGGTGGGTTGAGCCTGAGCACCGGAACGGAACAATTGGTGGTAGGCTATGGAAAGCATTTGATGACAGGGCTAAAGAGATGCTCAAGTCTGGCGACATTGATTTTGTTGTCACAAGTATTTCTGCACATGGCCCGTTGATTGACTACACGAAACGTGGATACAAGCCTCTGGGCGCATCTTTTGTGAGGGAGTAAAAGATGGTTGGAACAATGGTTGCAGCAGCGTATTTCACTGCTGGCACTTTTGCTTATGCGGCAACTGCATTTGCTGTCAACTTTGCCGTGTCAATGATTGTGACCCGTGTGTTTGGTCAAGATCAACAAGAGCCACAAGACAGCGGAACACGAGAGCAGGTTCCGCCATCAAACGTCAATGCAATTCCGGTTGTGTATGGCGATGCCTACCTTGGCGGCACATTTGTTGACGCAATTCTTAGCACTGACCAGCAGTGCATGTATTACGTCATGGCTATTTCTTGTATTAGCCCTAATGGTCAATTCACATTCGACACCACTGACATGTATTATGGTGATCGAAAAATTACATTTGACACTACAGATCAAGCAAAAGTTGTTTCATTGACTGATGAGGCAGGTAATGTAGATGATAAAATTTCTGGTTGTTTGTACATTGGTCTTTATACAAGCAATCAAAACGGTGTTATTACCAATGTAAATTGGTATTCGCCAAGCTATGTGTTGGCTGAAAATTTTGCTGGTAAATCTATTCCTGCCGATCTTGTATGGCCTTCTTCTGGCCGTCAAATGAATGGTTTAGCTTTTGCAATTATTCGACTTGAGTATAACCAAGAGGCTGGAATAACAAGTCTTCAACCAATAACATTCAAAGTAAAACATTCTTTGTTTGGAACTGGAGTTGCAAAGCCCGGCGATGTTTGGGCTGACTACATAAGCAATTTTGAATATGGCGCTGCTGTTGCCGCCGTGAATGTAGACACTGACAGTGCTATTGCGCTTAACGCCTATTCCGATGAGCTAATTACATTTGACACTTATACAGGTTCTCCTAGCACGCAACCAAGATACAGAATTAACGGCGTGCTGGATGCAGGTCAAACTGTCTTGAGCAATCTTGACAAGATCATGACTTGCTGCGATAGCTGGATGGCTTACAACGCAGCGTCTGGGAAATGGTCTGTTGTCATCAACAAAGCTGAGTCTGCCTCTTACTCATTTGATGACGACAATATCATCGGCGAGATTCGCGTTAGCGCAACGGACATCACGCAATCCATCAATCAAGTTGAGGCCAAGTTCCCAAACAAAGAAGCAAGGGATCAGCCAGATTTTGTTAATTTGGCAACTCCTTCTAGCCTTCTTTATCCAAATGAGCCTGTAAACAAATATAGCGTCAACTATGACTTGGTAAACGACAGCGTTCAAGCTCAATATCTTGCAAACCGCATTCTTGAGCAAGCTCGTGAAGATTTGATTGTTAGCTTTAGCACAACCTACTACGGCATTCAAGTTGATGCTGGTGCAGTTGTCAGCGTGACTAATTCTGACTACGGATGGACAAACAAGCTGTTCCGTGTCGTCAAAGTAAATGAAACATCTTTGCCAGATGGTTCGCTTGGCGCAAGATTGGAAATGACGGAATACAGCGCCGCTGTTTACGATAACTTCAACATCACACAATACACGCCTGTTCCTAATAGTGGGTTAGCAAGTCCTGTGTACTTCAGCGCATTGTCCGCACCAACAGTCACAGCTTCTCGACCAACTGCTCAAATTCCCAGCTTTGATGTTGCTGTAACAATTCCTTTAACTGGCCGTGTCACATACGCTCAGTTGTTCTACACAACAACCCCTGCTAATGAAACATCGTGGAAGGTTCTTTCCACTGGCTCAACCACAAACGGACAGCCTGTAACTCCGGGGATTGCTTACACTTTCCTCAACCAAGTTTTGCCGACTGGGGTTTACTATTTCAGTTACCTTGTTGGCAACGATTCTGCTAGTTCTACAAGAAGCCCGACTAGCGCATCTTTTAATTGGGTTCCTGTAGGTATGGTTGGCCCTACTGGCCCGACAGGGGATTTTGGCCCGACAGGTCCAACCGGAGATTTTGGACCGACTGGACCTTCTGGGCCTTCTGGAAATCAAGTTGCGACAGCATATTTGTATCAATGGTCGCCAACCATTCCGGGCAATCCATCTGGACAATCTACTTATACATGGAATCCCCCCGGAAATTCGGCATACACAGGTGGCAATGGTTGGCAAACGTCCATACCATCAAATCCCGGAACGCCTTTACTAAAACTCTGGGTTGCATCAAAAGCAATCACTGATGTTGCATCTGCAATTACAACGACAGTTAGTTGGGCATCTGGATTTTCTATTTCTGATGCGGGTCAGAACGGAGCTAATGGAACTCAAGCAGCGAACCCACAAGTTTATCAATGGGCTGCAACAATCCCTACCATTAGTGGAACATCTACTTATACATGGTCTACTGGCGCATTTACGCCAGTGCCTTCTGGCTGGTCTGCTTCTCCGGGAACGGCAATACCCGGATATACACTTTGGACGGCTCGCGTTTCATTGATTGATTCTGCCACCGCTACAACATCTACAATCAATTGGACAACCGCAAGCATTCTTGCGTCTGGTTATGCTGGAGGTGATGGTCTTTCTGCTCGGGTATGTTTTGCCCGTGTGCCAAACAATCCTTCTCCAGTGAGCGGAACAATTACAACTACTGGAAATTCTTCTTTCCCAAGCAGTGCCCAGTCTTTGGCTACATGGGGGTTTTCTGCAACTTGGAGTGCTTCTGATCCAAGCCCATCTAGTACCAATTCTTTGTATCAATCTGATGGCATTTACAACCCATCAACCAACCAAACAAGTTGGGGCACACCTTATATCAGCAGTTTGAAAGTTGGAACACTTTCGGCCATTACAGTAAACACCGGGGCATTGACTGTTCAAGACACATTAACTGTTGGGACAACTGGAAATATCCTTGGTGGACAAACAGGCTACAACACTGGAACAGGTTTTTTCCTTGGATACAGTGGAAGTGCTTATAAGTTCAGTATTGGTTCAAGCGCAACAAATATGTTGTGGGATGGATCAAGTTTTTCAATCAATGGCGGCTCTATTAATGGCGGGACTATAAAAATAGGTTCTGGAACAACGCCTAGTGGTAATGTTTTTGAAGTTAATAGTTCTGGAACTGTTTGGGCAAACAACCTAATTGGTGGCATTGGATATTTTTCAAATTATTACAACAATTCTGAAGCCATCCAAGGGTGGTCTGAAAATAACAGGAATTATCCAGCAACTTCAGGTTATGCAATATCAACAAATACTTCCGCTGGCGCTCATGGACTAAGAGGTCAAAACTTTTATACGGGCGCAGCAGGTCTTGTTGGAGGGGCAAATAACTATGACTTCTATGCTGATGGTTCTGGTACAAACTATGGGCCTTTTACTGGCAACCATGACATCTTGATACCTGTTGGTCAAACTTTGACTGAAGGTGATCTGGTGATTGATGTTCAATGTATTGCTAGAAAAGGATGGAGCAACGCTGTGTTTGAAGTTGCCAAATCTACTTTGGCAAATCAAGCTGGTTGTCGCGGAGTATTTATTGGAAGTCTGACACCTCTTTCTGAAGTTCAGCCATCTGTTTTTATTGAGTCACAAGAAGTTGTTGACGGCAAAGTTGTCACAACCATGACTGCTCAATATGAGGCAATCAAAGACCAATACTTGTTTGGTTCAATGTCTGCTCTTGGAGAAGGTCAAATTCAAGTGTGCGGACAGAATGGAAACATTGATATTGACACTTTAATTGTCACAAGTGATGTTCCGGGTGTTGGAATGGCTCAATCTGACGACATCATCCGAAATATTACAGTGGCTAAAGCCCGTGAATCTGTGACTTTTTCATCCCCCGATGAAATCAAAGTTGTTGCCTGTATTTATTTGGGCGGCTAAAATAAAAATATCACAAGACAGCATTGGCCCGTGGGAATCACGGATGTTCTAACTGTGTACAGGGAACTGACATGGCGGTCTTCAACAAAAATACGCTGGCGCAGGTCAGCGGCTTTGACAATCCAATCCTTGCTGGCGAACTTGTTTGGGATCAGCAGACATACTGGAATTTGTCGTTCACATCCAATGGCGAAGCGGTTGACTTGACCGGCGCTACCATTGATGCCCAAATTGTTCGCAGGGAAATCTCAAACATCACGGACACCCGTAACGGTTTGACGTTTGACATTGCGGACTACAACCCAACTCCAGCAGCCATTCCTTTGACCGTGACCAACATTGCGGCCACGGCAGGAACTTGCACGCTTGTGATTGATGCTGGTGCTTGGGGTTTGATGGCAAGCGATCCTGAACTGGAAATCAACGCTCAGAATCCTGTTGGCTACTCTGGTCGCGTCAAAGTTTCTTTCCCTGCTTCTGGCGGGACTCCGGCTGACGACATGATTATTTTCTTGTTGTTCATTGTTCGCTCTGACGGTGTTGTTGTTCTGTAAGGATTTGTCATGAGCAATTTGAAGGTTACTGTTCTTGACGGCAATAACGTCAATCTGGAAGTCGTCCCACAGCCTCGCGTAGAGGCTAGGATTGATCGTGGCGTGGCTGGGCCTACTGGTCCTATGGGGCCAACAGGGACTGGTCCTACTGGCCCTCAAGGAAATCCCGGGCCAACAGGTCCAACTGGCTTTCAAGGTGCTACTGGACCAACGGGCGCTCAGGGAAATATTGGTCCGACTGGCCCACAAGGCATTCAGGGCATTCAAGGTGTCCAAGGTATTCAAGGCCCAACTGGTCCGCAAGGCGAACAAGGCATTCAAGGTATTGCTGGCCCCACTGGCCCGACTGGTGCTGATGGTGCTGCTGGTTTGCAAGGCCCAACTGGACCTACCGGATCGCAAGGTGTTCAAGGCGAAGTTGGTCCAACCGGACCTACTGGAGCACAAGGCGATACTGGCCCCACTGGCCCGACTGGCGCTGATTCAACCGTTCCCGGTCCCGTAGGTCCGACTGGGCCTACTGGAGCGCAAGGCGAACAAGGTATTGCTGGTCCGACAGGTCCGCAAGGCATTCAAGGTATTCAAGGCGAACAAGGTATCGCTGGCCCAACTGGCCCTCAAGGCATTCAAGGTGTAGCAGGACCAACTGGTCCACAAGGCATCCAAGGTGAAGTTGGTCCCACTGGTCCGCAGGGCGTTCAAGGTGAAATCGGTCCGACTGGCACTCAAGGCATTCAAGGTGAAGTTGGCCCTACTGGCCCGACTGGCGCTGAAGGTCCGCAAGGCACATCTATTAATCTGAAAGGCGAAGTTCCTACGGTTAATGATTTGCCGACCGTTGGCAATCTTCCTAATGACGCATACATTGTCACATCTGAAGGCAACTTGTATGTATGGAACGGCACAGCATGGTTTGATGCCGGTCAAATTGTTGGCCCTCAAGGCCCGACTGGCGCTCAAGGCCCAACTGGGCCTACTGGCGCACAAGGCGAAGTCGGACCGACTGGTCCGCAGGGCATCCAAGGCATTCAGGGTGAAGTGGGTCCGACTGGCCCAACAGGCGCTCAGGGTATTCAGGGTGATATGGGGCCAACCGGTCCTACCGGCGCTCAAGGTGATGTTGGTCCGACAGGCCCACAAGGCATCCAAGGTATTCAGGGGGTTCAGGGTGAGACTGGCTCTACTGGCCCAACGGGCGCTCAAGGCATCCAAGGTGAGGTTGGCCCTACCGGCCCCAAAGGCGAACAAGGTTTGGTGGGTCCAACGGGGCCAACGGGCGCTCAAGGCATCCAAGGCATTCAAGGTCTAACGGGTCCGACTGGAGCGCAAGGTGACGTAGGCCCAACTGGTCCGACTGGTCCTCAAGGTATTCAAGGGGATGTTGGCCCAACAGGTCCACAAGGTCTGCAAGGTGTTCAGGGTGATGTTGGCCCAACTGGACCACAGGGTATTCAAGGCATTCAGGGTATCCAAGGCGAGACTGGGCCGACTGGTGCAACTGGCCCCATGCCAACTGGCGCAATTACCGATGTCACCAGTATCAGCACGCCTGACTGGATTCTGTTTGACACAACGCCAGAAACAACCTCAACTTCTGAAGGTTCGTTAGCATTTGATAATGGTGATGGCACTTTGAGCCTTGTGCTTAAAGGTGGCAACGTCACCCTGCCAATCGGTCAAGAAAACGTGGTGCTTTGCTACAACGGAACAGGCTCAACATTAAGCATTGGGCAAGTTGTTGCGGTTGTTGGCGCACAAGGCCAGCGTCCAAGCATTGCTTTGGCTGATGCCGATTCTGAGCCTTTAAGCGCAGCAACATTGGGTGTTGTTTCTGAAAGCATTGCCAATGGCGCTGAAGGTTTTGTAACAACATTTGGCATAATCAAAAACATCAACACAAGCGCATTCGCGGCTGGTGATGCTGTTTACTTGTCGCAGACCGCTGGCGGCATTACAGCTACTCGCCCTGCTGCGCCTGCTCACACTGTGTTCTTGGGGTGGATTCTTAAAGTCAACGCATCCAGTGGTGAATTGTTTTTGAACATCAATAACGGCTGGGAGCTTGATGAGCTTCACAACGTCTTGATTAACAGTCCCACAACGGGTCAATCTCTCGTTTACAACGCCACAACTGGCGTGTGGCAAAACAGCAATGCACCTGTTCTGTCTAGCGCAACTGGATTGCCGCTTTCTTCTGGAGTGACGGGTACGCTTGCTGTTGCAAACGGCGGCACAGGCGCGACCACAGCTTCTGGTGCGCTGTCAAATCTTGGTGGTTTGTCGCTGTCTGGCGGCACGATGAATGCATATGCAAATTTGACATTCAACTTAGGAAAAATCACTGCCCCCGGCTTCTTAAGCGGGCTTGTTTATTACCCATCCCTGAATATTGGAACTGTTCCAACTGGAGTCCCATATTCCTCTACAACGCTTGTTGATGGTGATATTTTCATCAATACAGCAGGTGGATTTTTCTATCGCAGTAACAGCACAACGTATCAGGCTGCTACGCTTGCGGGAGCAGAAACGCTGACCAACAAGACCATTACTGGCCTTAAAGAGACAAAGACAGCTATTTCTGCCTCTAACATTGACTTGTCTGCTGGCAACTACTTCACCAAAACTATTTCTGGTGCAACAACATTCACTGTCAGCAACGTGGCCTCTAGCGGCTCTGTTGGGGCATTTGTGCTTGATTTGACCAATGGTGGTGCTGCAACTGTAACGTGGTGGAGTGGCATCACATGGAACGCTGCTACGGCTCCGACATTAACTGCAAGCGGCGTGGATACGCTGGCTTTTTTCACCTATGACGGCGGGACAACTTGGCGTGGTTTTGTACTTGGACAGGGGATGGCGTAATGGCTGTAAGAGATATTGTTCAAGCAGCCGCTGGTGCACTCGGCGGCAATAGCATTGGTCATATTGTGCCTGTGTTTACAATAGTAAACAACAATGTTTATTGCGCCCTCCTGAACCCCGTAGACCAAGTTGCTTATGCAGAAGTGCTTCTCGGCACTGTTTCTGCGTTTAGCATGACTGCAAACTCTGTATTTTATCAGTTTATCGTTCACAGGTATGGCAACCTACTTTACTTTTTTGTTACCGGCTCTTCAGCCCTCAACAAATATGTCACTGTTGACTTAGATGATTACACAGTGTCGTCTGTTCAAACAATGAGTGGCGCAAAGTACACGGCGAATTCCTATGGCGGTCTTTCGCGGTTATCAAACACCGAAATCATTCAAGTGTCCGGTGTAAACGGCGGATATACAGTATTTGATCTTTCAACAAATTCAACGTCAATCAGCGCGACCATTTCGGCAGGGACAGCTACAAGTATTGGCGGTCATCACGGGACGATTGCCTTGTATGGAAGAAGTTCTTCCGGTATTACAGAGGCATCGAATGTTTATTGGTCGGCAGCAAAAGATGCTGGAAGTCCATATACGGGAGAAATTAGGCGCGGCTCTTGGAATGGTAGTGCTCTCAGCTACCAAGCGATTTTGCAGGACGGCATAAATTATTCTCGAAATACAGGCATTCCAATAAATGGTAACTATGGGGCAATGGTCAGGTTTGATTCGCGATACACCAAACTGTTCCAAGCATCATCAATAACTCCTCCAGCAGATTTGCCAAATCAATCTGCAACATATCCAGACAGAGACGTACCTTACAACTCCCCTGTGATACATTACAACAATCTTTACCAGTATTACTTTGGGAATAGTGGTGCCGGTCTTGGAATCGTTGCATACAACTACAATACCCTGACAACTGTTTCTGACCTTGTAACCGGAATTTCTGGGACTTTGACGTCCTATTACCCTCCCTCGCATTCGTTTCTTCCTTTGTCGGATGATAATGCAGTCGCACTTGCATATAACGACACCTCGCTTGGAAATGGTAGAAAAGGGTTTAGCGTTAAAGTGTATAAAGGTGCCACGCTCCACTCGCAATTCACCTATGTTTTCGCCGCACCTGGAACAGACGGCACGTCAGTCGTTAACCTCCATCCTAATTCTGAATTGCAATACTATTCAGCAACTTTTTAAAAGGAAGTAAACAATGTATTACCGAATTCGCTCAAGCGGAGACATCAAAACTCAAGGTGAAGTCCGCAAAATGCACACCAATGTTTCATTACCTCGCACATGGGATGAGACTGTTTTTGAGTTATTGGGCATTGACCCTGTACTACCTACAGCACAACCAGCGCCATCTAGTTTGTATAAGGTTGTCTCTTATGGTGGCGCGGTTCAGGATGCCAATGGTAACTGGGTGCAGGCGTGGCTTGAGCAAGATATGTTCAGCGATACGCCAGAGGCTACTAAGGCAGAGCAGGAAGCTGCCTACAAAGCCATGAAGGATGCTGAGCAGGCTAAGGCTATTCGTCAGCAACGTGGTGAGAAGCTCAAAGAGACAGACTGGACTCAGGTAGCAGACGCACCAGTGGACAAGGCTGCATGGGCTGCATATCGCCAAGCTCTGCGTGACATTACTGGTCAAGAGGGCTTCCCTTGGACGATTGATTGGCCTGTTGCGCCATAATCATTGAATAGCATAGGATAGAACATGAAAATTGCCGTGTACGCCATCAGCAAGAATGAAGAACAATTTGTCCAGCGGTTTTGCGAATCAGCAAAAGATGCTGACCTCATTCTTATTGCTGACACAGGATCGACAGACAACACGCAAGCCGTTGCCATCAATTGCGGCGCTGTTGTCCATGAAATCTGCGTCAAGCCTTGGCGCTTTGATAAGGCCAGAGACACGGCTTTGGCGTTGATTCCGGGAGACTACGATGTCTGCATTTCCCTCGACTTGGATGAAGTCTTGGAGCCGGGATGGCGTGAGGAAATCGAGCGTGTATGGAAGGCCGACACAACACGGCTACGCTACAAGTTTGATTGGGGTTGTGGGATCAGCTTCTTCTACGAGAAGATTCATCACCGCCACGGTTACCACTGGCATCACCCGGTCCATGAATATCCCCGTCCTGACGGCAGGATTACAGAGGTCTACGCCCACACGGACAAGCTGCTCGTAAGCCATCATCCTGACCCGACAAAAAGCCGTGGGCAATACATGCCGTTGCTTGAATTGGCCGTCAAAGAAGACCCGTATTGCCCCCGTAATGCCTTCTACCATGCCCGTGAGTTGACGTTCTATTCACGCTGGGACGAGGCCATTGTGGCGCTCAAGAAATACCTTGAGATGCCAGAAGCCAATTGGCCCAACGAACGCTGCTATGCCATGAGGCTTTTGGGCAAGGCGTATGGCGAGAAAGGCCATACAGCCGAGGCTCTCAAATGGTTGCGTCTAGCCGTTGCTGAAGCTCCGGGAACCCGTGAGCCTTGGGTTGAACTGAGCATCCAATGCTACCGCCTTAGCCTGTGGGCCGAGTCTTATGCTGCTGCCAAATCTGCTTTGGGAATCAAGGACAAGGCGCTGGTCTACACAATGGACCCGTCTGTTTGGACTGAGAAGCCTTGGGACTATGCCAGCATTGCCGCATGGAATCTTGGCCTAAAAGAAGAGGCTATTCAACTGTGCCAAAAGGCACTAGAATTGGCCCCCAATGACGCTCGGATTCATAACAATCTGCGCCACATGACAGGACAAGACCCTATTGTTTCTTTTGATGTGGTGAAAAATGGCGAGCATTCCTGAAACAGAAGCTAGATTAAACAGTCACGAGGCTGTTTGCGCTTTGCGCTACGAGCAAATCAACGCTCGACTCAAAAGGCTAGAAAGCATCCTCATCAAGACGGCTGGCATCATGATTGTCAGCATGGCCGGAATTCTTTGGGCGTCAATCGCCAAGTGGTGATGAAAGACTGGCTAATCTCATTGATGGCCGCTGCGGCTTTGGTGTGGTTAGTCATCTGGTGTGTTTACATTTTTCTATGGGCATTCGTTTAAAGATTGCAATTGGAATTGTGATTCTCTGGTGGCTGCTCATGGTCGCCAGAATGGTAGTGGGGTAAAGTATGTTGGCCGAACTTGCAGCAGCTAACGCAGCATTTGCAGTAATCAAAGAAGCTGTTGCAAACAGTGGCGAACTACTAGCCGCTGGACAAAAGCTATACGAGTATTTTGATGCCAAAAGCGCGATACAGCGCAAGTATGAAGAGAAGGCCAAAGGGTCCAAGGCATCTGATCTTGAAGAGTTTATGGCTCTTGAACAACTCAAGAACCAAGAAGCCGAACTCAAGCGGATGATGATTTACTATGGTCGTGCTGGTCTATGGACAGACTGGTTGCGATTCCAATCTCAGGCCAAAAGAAAGCGCGAAGAAGCCAAGAAACAGGAATTGGCTGCTGCGGCTCGTCGCAAGGATGCTATTGTGCAAGGTGCGCTATGGACCTTTGCTGCGGCTTTGCTTGGTGTCTTGATTGGAATTGGCTTTTGGCTTTTGTTTATTGTAAAAGGAAGGGGCTGAAATGCTTTCTCTGTTGTCTACCCTTGGAGGTCTTTTAATCTCCGGTCTGCCGAAGCTGCTGGAATACTTCCAAAACAAGTCTGACCAGAAGCACGAGCTTGAGCTTGCTCGGATTCAAACCGAGCGTGAGCTTCAATTGGCAGCGGCTGGCTTTGCTGCTCAAGCCAAAATCGAGGAAATCCGCACCGACCAGATTGCCATGCAGACAGACGCCCAGATGACTGAGGCGGCTCTCAAGCATGACGAGAAAGTGCTTGAAAAGGCAAGTCGTTGGGTGGCAAACTATGTTGGCACTGTGCGTCCTACCGTAACGTACATCTTTGTGTTTGAGCTTGTTGCCATCAACGCATTCATGTGTTACTACCTGTACGCACATCCTGAATTGATCCAGTCGATTGATGACGTTCTGCGTTACTCTGACATTGTGTTCAGCAGCGATGAAATGGCGATGCTTGGCGGCATCATCGGATTCTGGTTCGGTTCTCGTAACTGGGGCAAGAAGTGAAATTGTCCAAAGCTGGCGAAGATCTGATGCACCGTTACGAGGGTTTTCGTAACAAGCCATACCTTTGCCCAGCCCACATCTGGACAATCGGCTACGGGCATGTTCTGTATCAAGAGCAGATCAGACTGCCTGTGGTCAGGCCGGAAGGTCGCGCAGACATTCCGATGACAAGAAAAGAAATGCCATTAAAGGCGGAGGACAATCGTGTCTGGAGCAAAGAGGAAATCAAAGAACTATTCCGTGCTGACGTTGCAAGTTTTGAACGTGGTGTTTTACGACTTGTTCCCGGCGTGGTTGGCCGTCAAGGCAGCTTTGACGCTTTGGTCAGCTTTGCCTTCAATGCTGGACTAGGAAACCTTCAGCGTTCGACCATACGCATGAAAGCCAACAGAGGCGACTGGGAAGGCGCTGCTGAGGCTTTCATGGCATGGACGAAAGGTGGCGGCAAAGTATTGCCGGGTCTGGTGAAGAGGCGACAAGCAGAAATCGCACTCTTCCTGTCAGACGTTACGACTGCTTAACAAAGATTCCGTCTTTGTTCATGTGGCCTTTGCGGTCCTTGATTTCATCATAGGCTTGGTACATGCAGTTGACCAAATTTACATCTGCAAGAGCGCAGCCATTGATGAGCGTGACCATCACATCGCCAACGGCATCCTTGTACTTGTCCAGCCACATTTTGTAGACCGGCGCATCTTTCGACACGCCAGTTTGTTGTAGGACGTACAAGGCTGTCGCAGCCTCCAGCAACTCGCCGCATTCCTCAAGCGTTTTTTGCGCTTGGGCTTTGGCGGTGCTGTTGGGGATGATCTTTCGAGCTTCGGCCCAGCGGATCACCAGCAGCTCCAGCTCGCGGTAGCTTGTCGGTTTGCTCATGATGTTGCGTCTTTCTAGCAGCTCCAGCTCGCGGTAGCTTGTCGGTTTGCTCATGATGTTGCGTCTTTCTGTTTGTGGTCGTTGATGAGGTTCAACAGGCGCACGGCATCGCGCTGTTCGCGCCTGGTGGCCTGCAGCTGCATGTCGTTGGTGGCGTTGAGGGCATCGCCCATCGCGTGGAATTCCTCGCCGGTGGCCCCGTACTTGCCCGTGCGGGCGTGACGCTCCTTCACGGCACGGATCGCGGCCAGGCCTGCCTCGGTGATGGCACGGTACTCGGGCGTGTCGAACACTTCGCCGGCCATGACGTAGCCCCAATTCAGGCGGAAGGCCAGGGTGTTGACCGTGTACTCGTCAGCTGTTCCGTCGCGCAGCTTGTCCAGCTCGGAATGAGGGATCAGCTGCAGGCCGGTGTCGTCGCTGGTGTTGTGCCGAATGGTGATCGGCAGCGTGCCCTCGGCGTAGCGCGGGCGGTACTTCTTGCGCGGCTTTTTACTGTTGGGCACGGCAACCTCACCGGATCGTAAGGCGGTAGCTGGTGGGGTTCAGCTTGGCGAAGGGCTTGCAGGCTTCTGGGTCAGCCTTCACGGCTTCCAGCACGGCCCGCTTGTCCACGTCCAGGTCAACAGTCGCGGCCACGTTGCGGGTGTCCATCTGGTCGAGCACGTCGCGCACATCGTCCTCGGACCACTCGGGCGGCACCTCAATGCGGATCGTGCGGCGCAGGTATTGCGTGGGCACCTGGGTGATCGTGTCGGTGACCTCGCAGCTGGGCGGGTTCTTGGCCAGGTTCAGCGTGAACTCGGGCAGCGCCAGCGGCAGCTTGAGGCCGCTGTTCATGACGCCCACCTGGGCGTACATCATCAGGCTGTCGTAGCGGTGCTCCATGGCCTTGGCGGACTCGGCCATGCGCTTGGCGTGGGCCTTGCGGGTCTCAGCGTCTGCCTTGACCTGCAGGGCGTAGGCGACCACGGCGCGAATCTTGGTCTCCACGTCGCCCTGGATGGACTCGATGGTGTCCATAACCACCTCGGGCGGCAGGTCGGTGTCCTGCAGCGCGGACAGCTGCTGCTGGTACTGGTCAATGATTTCAAACAGGTTGGGCATGTTCATTTCCCCTCATGGAATTGCCGGATCGTTGTCTCCGCTTCGCGCAGGCTGCGCAGTGCGGCTTTTGGTTTGTTGGTCAGTGACCTGGCCTTGTCCATCGCGTCCTTGTAGGCGCGGACGCGCTGGTGGCTCCAGGTGGCGTAGTTGGCTGGCGTCTTGTTCAACAGGGCGGACAGCCGCCCCGTGACCTCATCGCGCTCTGCGGCTTCCTTGGCCGCCATGCGTTGAGCGTGTGTCTGCATGGCGGCTCAGTTAAAAGGGATGTCGTCGTCCATGTGGTCATTGCCACCCTGGCCATAGCTGAAGTCGGCATGGCCACCAGCCTGGTGGTGCTGCTGCGGCGCGGGCTTGTTCTTGAGCGGGCGGTCCTGCAGCACGGCGATCATCTTGGCCAACTGGCCAGGGCCGGACTGTTCCAGGATTTCCTTGGGCGTGATGAGCTTGTTCGGCTCGTAGCAGCCCACGATGGTCATCTTCCAGTCGGTGGTGCCGTTGTTCTTCTGGTATTCCTCGCGCACCAGCAGCAGGCCGATGGGCTTGTTCATCAGCTCGGGGAACACGGTGGCCTGGACCATGACTTCCTGGCGAGCCTGGGGGTCGTACTTCTTGATCTGCGCGGTCTTGGCGGCAATGGTGCGCAGGGAGAGGCAGGTCATCAGCGCGTCGATCACCTTGCGGCCATACAGCTCTTTGCCATCGGCGCTGACGGTCCACACGGTCAGGTAGTCGGCGGTCTGGCCGGACTCGGCCTTGAATGCGAACTCGATGCCCTGCGTGCCCTTGTCGGACTGCACAAACTCGGCGCGGGTGAACACGCCTTTGTAGCTGCCCTTCTCGTTGATGCGAGCGGCCACACCGACTTGCTTGGCGTTGTTGGTGTTGAGGTTGTATTGATAGACGGGTTGCATGGTGGATTCCTTTCATTCATGCAGATTTGGATGGCTTTCGCGGTGCCATCCGACCGTGGGGAAAATCAGGCGGCTTCCTGCTCGGCTTGCTCGTCCATGCCGATGCCGTAGTAGCTGCAGATGGTGTCGTCCACCATGGCCAAGTCGTTTTCGACCTGGGTGTCGGCGAACATGCCCAGCGGCGACTTGCAGGTGTCGTTGCCGCTGTTCTGGGTGGCAAACAGGTATTGACCATCGCGCACCACGGTTCGCAGCACGATGGTGACCATGCCCTCGGGCGTGATCTTTTCGTCCAGCAGCTTGCCAATGGTCTTCATCTTGACCTTGCCGAAGTCATCGCTCTGCGTGTGGCAGAGGATGTAGACCCGGCGGTCGTCGGCCAGCTCAGTGGCGGCCTTGAGGATGTCCCAGGCGTGACGGCCAATCTCGGTGAACTTGTCGAAGCCCTTTTCATCGGACCGGCGCATGAACTCGTTGGCCAGGATGTACTGGAAGTCGTCGATGACCACGACCTCATGCGGCGAGCGGCGCATCAGGCCCTCGATCTTGGCGGCGTTGTCGGTGATGAACACGTTGCCGGAACTGCCCTGGCCTCCGTTGTGCACCTTCCAGCCTTGCGCCTTGAAAGGTAGCGGCTTGCGGATCGACTGGATCAGCAGCGTCTTGGCCGGGTCGAGGTTGCGCAGGCTGGTGGATTTGCCTGTGCCAGAGTCGCCCAGGATCATGGTTGCAATGCTCATAGATGGTTCTCCTGTTGAATGTTGAATTGGCTTGCTATGGGGTCATTGTGTGACCCGGCGGGTAGGCTGGCAACTGTTGAGGCAACAGTCGTTGCCAGCTTGCAACGCCGGTCAGAACTGTTCGATTTCCCAGCCGCCCCCGTCCTTCTTCGCTCGCTTCTTCACGGCGTAAAACCGGATCGGGTAGGCGTCGGCGGCCACCTTGATCTTAACCCTGGCGTCATCCTGCCAGTGGCCCTTGACCTCATGGCACTCCAGCACGCCAGACTGGTCGAGCACGGCGAAGTCGGGGGTGTAGAAAGTGTTGTCGGCCAGGCGCAGCTTGAGGCCTTCAAAGCGGTACCAGAGGATCGCGCCCTCGCGCAGCAGCTGGCGCAGGTGTGCGTCGTATTCGGCCTCGGTCTTGTTCATCTGGCCGACCTTGAGGCGGCCTAGCGCGAACATTCCGCCAGCTCTGCGAGCGTTTGCTCCAGCAGCTCGCGCTGATCCCAGAAACGTCGTTCCCATCGTTTAACTCCAAGGTGGTGGATACCGTCAGCACCCCGGTGATGGGTGAAGCAGAGCGGCATGGTTTCAAAATCCGAAGCGCGGCCCCATCCGTCCTTTCGCAGGTGGTGCACTTCGGCTGGTGTTGTGCCCAGGCGCAGTCGTCGGCAGACGATGCAGCCCAGGCTGGCCACGCGGCCCATGTGGGCCTGCGCGGGTGTCACGCAGTCGCTCCGGTGGCCACGCGCCAGTCGCGGTACTCGGCCATCAGCCTGGCGAACAGCTGGGCAGCTGTTGGCGACTGGTCCAGCTCGGCCCGGCTCTCGATGCGGCAGTAGTCGCGGACGTACTCGGCGGCCACTTCCTCGCGCTCGGCCTGGCTGGCTGGCAGGTAGCCCACGGCACCAGCCACGAACTCATGGAAGGTGCTGTCCTTGCAGACCTGGACAGCAGACAGCGCCAGGGCGTTGTTGCGCTTGACCGGCTTGGTGTCGCTGCCAGGATCAATCGGTTGTTCGTCGTCGCCGATCTGGATCAGCACGGCCATGAATCGCTGGCCTGCAGTGCGCCCCTTGCGGACGGTCAGGTGGCGGAAGGCTTCAAGAGCATCCTGGTCGGGCAACCAGAATGTGACCTTGGCCCCGGTGGTGTGGCTGTCAGTCCAGCCAGCGAGCATCAGCTCTCCTTGGTATGCGGGACGAACATCGCTCACAGCAACCTCCAGCCCAGCAGGAACACGGTCCAGTAGAACTTGGCCACGAATCCCAGGACCATCAGGATCGCGCAGGTTGCGGCAATGAATGCCAGTGCGTTGCTGAGGAACTTCATGCCACCCTCCACACGCGAAGCATTCGGGCGTGCGACTCGGGTCGGCCTGCACGGATGAAACTGTCGGTGGCCTTGCACAGCCCTGCGCTTTGCGCGGATTTCGTCAGTGCGCCCCAGGCATTGATGCTGGCGGGTTCTTCCAGCCCGGCCTGCTCGGCATAAATGCGGAACTGCTCAAAGGTGAACAGCTCGCAACCGTCGTCCATGCGGTCACACAAAAACTGGCGCAGGTAGTCCAGCGCCTTCGCTACCCATGGGCTGCCGGCCTTCATCAGTGCCAGGTCTTGCCCGTAATCTTTGCGCCTGACGGCGGCTCCTGTTGTGCTCATGATTCAGTCCTTCTTCATCTTCATGTGGTCGATCAAATCTTTCAGCTTGGCTCGTATCTCCGGCGGCGGCCCACTGGTGGCCATCGGCGGCAGCGCCTTCATGGCGGGCGGAATGGGCTTGTGGTCCCGTTCGCGCATGTAATGATCCAGCGCACGTTCCCACCTGGCGCGAATCGTCGGGTAACTGTTGTTGCGCATGTCGAAGCTGCCCAGCTCCACGGCGGCCCAAAAGATCGCCGGGTGCGACCACGGCGCATCCCTGCCTTGATCGCGCAAGGCCAGGTTGCGCACGGCCTCGACGTAGGCGCTGTGAGCATCAACGGGCGGTCGGCACATGGCCATGAACTCAGGCAGGGTCGGCGGGAACTTGAGTGCTCTGCAGCCATCCAGGCCGCGCTGCAGCTCCGGGCCGGTGAAGCCGGCCAGCTCGTTGGCCCATTCGTCCATCACCATGTCCATCGGTATCCCGGCAAAACGGTCCTTGAACAGCTGGCCGTAGCGGGCCATGAACTTGGCAAACAGCTTGTCGATCCACTCGCGTGGCAGCGGCTTGGTTTCACTCGTTGACTTGGGTTGCCATAACGTCAATGACATCGCCGCCTCCTGTTGCTTGATTGCCTTGGTCCTGCAGCCAGTTGTCCCAGCTCGGGTGGTGCTTCTTTCGTGCGCTCTGCGGGGTAGCCGTTGCGGACGTGCCTTGCAGCCAGTCGGCGTTGAACCCTTGCCACCCACGGGCGCAGCAGGTCTCCAGTGCAGCCTGCAGCGTGATGCCAGCCTTGCCAGCCTCGGACTTGATGCGATCAAGGGCGGTGCTGGTCAGCGGTGACCGCTTGGCCTTCCGGATGGCCAGGAAGTCGGTCCACACCCTTTCGTCAACATCCTCCGGCCTGACAACACTGCCGCGTTTGCGCGGCGGTTCTACTGTTTCGTCAGAAACAGTATTTGGTGTTGGTGTTGGTGTTGGTGTTGGTGTTGGTAGCTCAACGTCGGTTGAGCGGACGTTAAGCGTTCGTTCAGCGTTCGCTCGACGGGCGTTCACGGATGCGGCGGCAGATGCGCGAGCTTTCGCTTGTTTGTCCTGCATTCGGCTGATTTCCTCGTCGCAGCGGTCGTGTCGCCAGCCATCGGCGTCAAGCTGAAAAAACTCGTTCAGCACGGCCTCCACTTCGGGCAGGTTGCTGCGCAACCGGATCAGCCTGGCGACTTCTGCGGGGTCAGGCGGCAGCGGACTCTCTCGCAGGTAATAGGCATCGAGCATTCGCCGGTAGGCCAGGTCTTCCAGCGGCTCCAGGTGTGCGGTGTGGGCGGCATAGTCGCCCAAATGAAATGGGTAGTAGTTCATGATTCCCCTTTGGTTGGGCGCACTCGGGTGAGAATTCCGAGCAGGGCCAACCGTTGCGGTTGTGAACGGGCCGAATGCGCCCACCAAAGGGGAATGCTGTTCGACCTGCTTATGCGCTTCTCACGGCGCTGGGTTGATTTTATGGGCGACCCATCGGGTGCCCATTGAAAAGCCCTGTAAATCACTCGACTTCTTCCGGCTGTTCGGCTGTCTTGGCCAGCAGGCGCTTGCGGGCACGCAGAAACTCGGTAGCCGGGGGTAGCTGACGGGCAGGATTCGATCCGGCACGCGGCACGCCAGCGATCAGTAGCTCCAGGTCCGGCTCGTAAGGCGCCGTGTGCTTGCGGGCTAGCTCCAGAATGCGCAGGGCCTGTGCACCGCCGGGCTTCTTGATGCCGTAGCGCATCATGCGAAAGTAGGACAGTGAGCTACCCAGCTCGTCCACGATCTTCTGGATGTTCTCGGTGCCCACGGCATCCCAATACTCTCGGAAATTCATCGGTTTGCGTTTCATGTGTTGCCTTTCGGTGTTGCTATCGGACAGGAATTGAAGCGACGCAGATGGTAGCCGTTGAGGTTGCGAGTGGCAACAGTTCAAACAGCCGTTGCAGCATGTGCGCAACATGTCCGCTTGTCAGTACATCTTTTGTCACCTGTTCGATCTTGGTGCGATGTGCTTTCATCCGGGCCGCTAGATTCCAGGTGGGTTGCTGTGCTACCTTTTCGGCTATCGGTGGATAGCCATCGGGGAGCCAAACATGGACATCAACGAAATCCGGATGCGGAACTACAAGACCCTGATGCAGCAGTACCGCAACAGAGAGCTTGATCGTGGCGAGCCAGAGCGAGGCCTGTTGAATCGCTTTGGCGAGCACACGGGGATCAGCCCCCGGTACCTGTCGCACGTCAACAACGGGCGCAAGCACTTGGGTGCAGATTCGTGTCGGAAGATGGAGCAGGCGTTTCGCTTGCCCCACGGTTGGATGGACCAGGACCACTTGGGCGGCCCAGCGCCGGGAACTCGGGCAGAACGCGAGTACCTGGAGCTGGCACTAAAACTGTTCCGCGAATCACCGGTTGAAGCGCAAGGGGTGTTGCTGCGCTACATGTCGGACCGGATGATGGGTGCGGCCATTAAGCCCGAGGGAGAAAGTGACGCAAGACCCAGACGCAGTAGAGCGACAGCGCGATGAAGTCGCCGAAGCGCCTTGTGAGCTGTATCAATTCGCGGCCATGCTGCAGTCGGTCCCAGCAGGGGAGCGGGCCAGGGTTTTGGACACCCTGCAGGCCCTTGCAAGGCCCTGCAGCAGGCCCCAGCAGCAGGGGCCAGGGGTGACCCCCAGCAGGGGCCAGGAAACCCCAGCAGGGCCAAGCCCCTGATTTGTTGCCAAAAAACAACAGCCACAGGGGCCAGTTTTGGGGCCTCTGGGGGGCTTTTTTGCCTGGGGTGGTGCCAGGGTGGCCAGGGGCCAAAAAAAAGCCCCTGGGGGCCTGGTTTTGGCCTTGCCTGGGGGCTTGCCTGGGGTGGCCCTGGGGCCTGGGGGAATGCCTGGGGGTGACCTAGGGTAAACCCTAGGTGGTGGCCTGGGGTGGCCTGGGGGGTGACCCTGCAGGGCCAGCGATCAATCGGAGAGAAGTCACCGGCCCTGCATTGCACGGGTCAGGTCGGCATGGTCTCGCGTCGTCGCGGGGCTGGCAACTGTCGGCGGCTGATCTTGTCGATCAGCGACTCACCCTGCGCGATGGCCGCTCTGGTCATGTCGCTCGGGTAGGCGTCCGGGTCGCTTGCGATACCTGTCAGGGCCAGCAGCAGGTAGCGGGCTTCGCGCAGCAGTTCGGCCTCGCGCTTGTACCCGCCAATCTCCAGGTGCTCGATGGCGTCCTTGGGTTCGGGTTCGGTGGTCTGCGCGTGCTGCAGTCCGCCATCGTCTGGCGGCGCGAACGGGGCCAGGCATTCTTGAAAGATCGGGTGAACGTGGTCGTTGCTCATGCGGGTTGCTCCATGTGTTCGCAGATTGTTTGGTCAATGTCGTCACGGTCACGGTCGGTCAGCTTGCGTTCAAGCCAGGGGGCGGGTCGGCCCCGCTGGTCGAGCACGTCCCAGGTGCAGTCCGTGTAGCCGTAGTAGTCGAGGTCGCTGGGTGCGTTGCGCGAGTAGCTGCCCTGCACTGATTCAAAGTCGATGACTCCAATCAGGCAGGGGATGCCCTGCAGCCGGTAGGGCACTTCGGCGATGTACTTGCTCACTGCAGTGGCCTGCCAATTGCATTGGCCACCAGCTGCAGCGCCTCGGCTCGGGCTGCGTCGAGCTGGCCACAGATCGCCAGGTGCTCCACATGGTCAAGGTCGCCCAGCGTGTCGGTGCCTGCGCCCTTGGTGACGTGGTGGCCACGGCTTTCCAGTTCCTCGATCAGGTCGTCGGTGTCGAAGTCGTCAAGGTCGATGTGAACAGAAACGTAGGGCATCACGGTCTCCAAACAAAAAGGTCGTAAGCGCAGGCCGCAATCACGGCCAGCAGCAGGATCACGCGCCAGGCGCGGTCGCCGTGGGTCATGCCCTCGGCGTGGAAGTCGAACAGGTCGTGCTTCATGAGGACCACCAGGCAACCAGCAGTGCGGCCAGGCCGACACCGATGACCAGGGCCAGGACATAGCCACCAATCCGCTGCCAGTGCGGTTCGCGGTACGCCATCGGGCGCACGCTGGTGTAGCCATAGGTGAAGGTGCAGTCGGCCAGGGTGCGGGGGGTTTGTGTGTGAGAGGGTTTCATTTGCGTTGCTCCGGTTGTTTGGGTTGGGGTTTGTTGCAGTCAGGGCAGCTGCATTTCATGCCGCCCTGTTTCTGGTTGACGCCTGTCTGCCAGGCAGCATCGGCAGCTGCCCGGCTGACGCGGTTTTCGATCAGCAGTCGGGTAAACCTGGCGCGGTCGCCGTGGTAACCGGCGAGCCGCATGTAGGCCAGTGCGTTGGCCCTGGTCACAGCTGCGCCCGGTTGGGTTGGCAGTCGTAGGTCCATTCCTCGACGCCATCGAGCAGGGTCTTTTCTTCCTTGCCCTGGTCGTCAAAGGTCTGCATGAATGGCGCAGGCACCCGGACCTCCTTGGGGTGCAGCCATTGCACTGATTCGCGCAGCAGCTGCAGGGGCAGAGTGCAGTCGGCGGTGTCGCCGTCCGGTGTGTCGCGCACCAGGATGGCCACGCCAGCGAACGGGTCGGTCACGCTGTCGCCATGGCGCAGGCAGAAAAAGCCCTGCGTGTCCCAATCGCAGAGCACGCCCTCGTCGTGGATGTAGATGCCGTGGCCAGCGCCCAGGCTGACGTGCTCCAGGTAGCCGGGCTGTTCGCGGTGTTTGAAGATCAGGTCAACCAGGCCAGCGTATGTGCTGCCCTCGCTGTCGCGCTCCACGTCGCAGTAATCGACGGTGCGGGTGATCGGGTCGATGATGATTGCCTTGAGATTCGTGTTCATGGTTTGCTCCGGTTGGTGATTGGTTGGGTAGGAAAGCGCCCCAGCGGGTAGCCGAGGCGGGCAAGTCAATGGGCAGCGGCAACGTCGCCGCGAAAGCGTTGGAACATTTCGGTGACGAAGCCCTTGGGGTCGTTCATGGCGTGGTCGGTCAGGATGGCCGCCGGGATGTAGAGCACGTCGCCGTCGATGCCAGCCAGCTCAAGCGTGCGGCGCATGGTCTCAGGGTCGCGTGGGTTTTGCGCGTTGACGCCTTCCATGCTGGGCCAGGTCAGGGGCGACTCCCAAACCCTGCGCAGGATGCCGTACTGGATGCGGCGCGGGCAGGACACGTCAGCCAGGCAGAAGGCGGCGGTCGCCAGGTCGAGCGGCGCGGTGTTGATCGAGCAGCGCAGGAAGCACACGTCGTCGCCGCCGCGTCGGTGTTGTCGGCCAGCGTCCAGGGCGCTGAACAACTCCAGGCGTACCGGGCGGGTAGCCGTCAAGGCCATGACAAGGGCCAGGATGGCGGTACCGCGCTGGCGCATCTGGTCGGGCTTGAAGCCCCCGCTGCAGGTGGTGTCGATCAGGATCGTCAGCGGCGTGGCCTGGGACTGCTGCTGGTCGATGGCCAGGAAGCATTCTGGGTCGCCACCCAGGTAGGAGGGCACCATGGGGAAAGCGCCGCACACGTCCGGCTGCAGTGCCATGGTGGACAGCTCGATGCTGTCGGCGAACTGGTCAAGCAGCTTGCGGGCCTCGGGCACTACCGCGTCGTCACCCTGGATGCAGGCGTTGATGGATTGCTCGGTGGTCTTGTAGCCGTACCACTTGCCTTCGCTCAGGTCATAGGTGCACCGGTTGTCGCGGGCATAGCGGGCCATTTCGGCGGGGCTGTCGAAGTGGACCGTCTTGGTCACGTTGTCGATTTGCATGTGGGTCTCCGGTTAGATGGCGAGTGCCGCCCATTGGTCGTCGGTCATGCCCTTGCGCAGGACCATTTGCTTAACGTCGTCCAGGTCCAGGCCCTGGTCGAGCAGTGAAGCGCCGTGCATCGTGGCGCGTGGCGTGATGTGAATGCCCTTGAGGCCCTGGTCGGCCACCGCCTTGCGGCAGCGTTGGACCAGCTTGGCCCATTCCTTGTGGGCGCACAGCGCCGCCTCGATGTGCTCGTCGATGGGCCAGGACATGAAAACGTAGCGGTCCAGGCTGGCAGCGTCGAGCTTCATGCGGCCAACAAAGTCGGCGGTCGCGCCCAGGCCGTTGGTGTTGGCTGCAGCGATCACCACGCAGTCGGGGTGGCGCTTGACCATGCCATCAGGGAAGGCCATGACGCCGTTGGCCAGCGCAGCGTTGAAGGCCACGATGGCCTGCGGCGCGGAGCCGTCGATTTCGTCGAACAGGAAGACGCCGCCGTGCTCCCAAGCCTCGCGGAAGGTCGAGCGCACCAGCTTGCCGTTGGCGTCAATGAATCCCACGATGTCGTACTTGGACAGCAGGGCGCCGGTGCAGTAGAACGGCAGGCCCAGGGCCTTGGCAGCGTTGGATGCTGCAGTCGTCTTGCCGGTACCGGGCGGGCCGTACAGCCAGATGTTGAGCCGGTTGCCGTCAGGGTTGCGGGCGCTGCAGGACTTGAGCAGGGCCTCAAACTTGAAGTGCTGCAGGCCGTCGATCTTGATGGCCGTGTGCTCGGTCTTGATGACAATCTCACGGGCGGGGATGGCCTTGACTGCCTCGGTCAGCATGTTGTTGACCGCAGACATCATCACTTTCTCGCTGCGGTCGAGCATCGGGGCCACGATCTGTTCGACCTCGCCAGCATCCAGGCCAGCCTTGCCGGTGGCCAGCAGCTGCGCCAGCAGGGCGGCAACCTGGGAAACGTCGGGGGCCTTGCCCTGGATGGCTTGCTTGGGTTGCGGCGGCTGGGGCGGCTTGTTCCAGGCAGTGTCGAGCTTGACCTCGGGTTGCTTAACCTCAACGTCGGTCACGTCGTCGTCGGTGCCGTCGTCAAACTCGGCATCGGGGTCGGTCAGGGCCTCGATGTCTTCCTGGTCGAAGTACTCGGGCAGGCTGATCGCTGCATCACGCAGCTTGAAGGCCGGGAAGGCCTTGAGGGCGGATTGAATCTCAGCAAGCCGGACACGCGACCAATCGCGGCGCAGTCCCAGGTGCTTGGCCAGCGCCACAGCGCCGTCCTTGTTGAGGCCTTGAACATTGAATGTCAGTTGAGAGTCCATCGTTTTCTCCGGTTGATGGGTTGAAGTGCAACAGCGCACCGCAATGCCCAGCACGCTGGGCATCACGTTGATCTGTCAGAAGTGGTCGTTACCTGGTGCCGTCGCACCAGGCCCGGTGCTGCAGCGGAAAACTCACGCTGCAGTCCGTCACCTTGTCTACCCCGGTGGAATTGCTCCGTAGGGTGCAGGGCGTTATCCCCTGCCAGCATTGCATCGGTTTCCCGAGGGGCTTGAGGCCCGTGACCGCCGCTGACCGACCGTATACAGGGCCGTTCTGTTTGATTTGCAAATCAGCCCATATGATACACCACAGGTAGCACCCGTCAACCCCGGAGGTAGCGAAAAATGGCAAAAAAACAACACTTTTCAGGGTTTTTTCTGGGTGTTTTGCTTAAAAAATAGGCAATCAGGGAGCTGGAAAGCCCCCAGGGAGTCACCAGGGAGCTGGGGCCAGGGTGCCCAGGTGCACCAGGGTGCAGGGTGTCAGGATCGCCGCGTGAGCCTTGCGCGTTGCTGGCGCCCTGCCGGGTAGCGAATCGCGCAACAGTTGCCGCATAATTGAGCAGCACCGACGTGGGCCGTTTTGAGGGGTGCGGCCCTGTTTGGCTTTCGGCCCGGTACTGTCACCCTGAAAACCTTGTGAGGCTCATCATGGCAAAAGGTACCGTGAAGAAAAAGGCTCCGGCGAAGAAGACGGCAGCCAAGAAAGCGACGACCAACAAGAAAGCTGGCGGTCGTAAGGCAAAGGTGGCGAAGCGTACTGACGGCTGATCGCCAACAGTTGCCAGTCCCCCTGAATGGCCGACAATTCGTTGTCGGCCATTTTCATTTGCACCATGTCCACCAACGTCACCAACACCATCGCCGAGATGAAGGAACTCGCCAAGACGCATCGCCGCGTCCTGGTCGGCTTTTCTGGCGGCAAGGACAGCCTGTGCATCCTGGACCTGGCCTGCCGGTTCTTTCCCGAGGTCGTGCCCTTCTACATGGAGCTGGTGCCCGGCTTGGAATTCGACAATCGCCGCCTGCAGATCGCCAAGGATCGCTACGGCCTGGACGTGCTGCGCTTCCCTCACTTCATCTTTTGGGAGTACCTGAAGGGCGGGGTGTACTGCGACTTCATCGAGGCCTTCGAGAACCTGCCGGACATCAAGGCCTGGGACTACTACCGCTGGGTGATCCACGAAACGGGCAGCACGCTCATGCTGGACGGCATGAAGAAGTCGGACGGCACCTTCCGCCGCCGCTACCGTAACGAAGCTGAACGGTAGCCACGTGCTCGCCTTTTTTGTTCAGCACGATGTAGGCGGATTCGTTAGACATTTCTCTAATTTGTTTCATGGTGTACCCCTCAGAATGACAAAGCCACGGCGGCGACAAAGAAAAGCCCCGCGCCACAATTTTTTATCTTAGGACAAGCCCTAATGCGGCAGGGTGTTGCAACGAAGCGACAATTGCACAATGCCTAGCTTGCCCCGCGCACAGTGCGCCGAATACGGATGCAAAGCCCCCAGCGTCCGGGGTTCGCGGTTTTGCGCGGACCATGCGCCAGCGCAGACAAAGCCGCAAACCATGCGCCGCGCTTTGGATGATGAATACCGCAGCGCACTTTGGCGGCAGATTAGAACGGCGCAGCTAACCCGTGCGCCCCTTTGCGCGTGTTGCACTTATGAGGGGCGATTGACGGCGGCGGAAGTGGTGGACCATGTATTCCCGTGGAAAGCATACGGGCCGCAGGCTTTCGCCGCTAACCTGTTCCAGTCACTGTGCGCCCCTTGCCATAGCCGCAAGACAAACCGGGAAGCGCGGGGGGTTTTCCGCCATTACACCGGCGCGACTTTCCGGGACTATGCCCCCAGCGAGTACCCCGCCGCCCTGCGCGGCTAGCCCTTCCCCGCCCCTGCGCCCCGCCCCGCCGCCTTGCCCCGCCCCCTGCGGCGGATTCGCTGCGCACGTTCGCTTTTCGCATACCTTGGCGCATACCTCCCGGGGTATTATGTAACCCGCAGGTACGCAAAACGCTGCGCAGCCGTAAGGTAACTGCGCAAAAACTAGGCATTGTGCTCATTTTCTAGGCAATTGCCGCCGAATCCGCGCAATTTTGAAACTAAAAGTACCTACGCCCGGCGGAGAG